ACAAAGGCATCCGAGGAAGCTCTCAAACGAGCCACAGACGATTTCAATTATAATGTTAAAGACTTTACCTATTTTAGAACACTGCATAGCTTAGCCTACAGGGAACTTAACCTAAGGGAAGAGGATGTCATGAATGATGATGACTATGACTTTCTCTCCAACAAACTACAAATTAGATTAAGCAATACCAATAAAAAAATTAAATCATACGGCGCCGGTTTGCCCGATGATGTTTTTACGCGCATCATTGATCTCGCAAAGATCAACGGCATAACGGCTCATGAGCAATTTAACAATCCAAGCACCGGTCACTTGCCGGGCGGATGGCTGAAACTGGATTATATCGAACGCGCCATGCAGGAGTACAAATTTGGCGGTGAATTTCCAAGACGAAAATATGATTACACCGACATGCTGATTGAATTTAATAAAAAAAACATTGATGCTCTGCCTCAATTTGATGTGGTGATTATTGATGAGGCACAGGACTTAAGCTGGTTACAATGGCAAATGGTCAAGCGCATTGCGGAGCGAACACAGCGCCTTTACATTGCGGGTGATGACGATCAAGCTATTTTTAAATGGGCGGGAGCACGTCCCGAATTCTTGATCAACATGAAAGGAACAAGAAAAATCCTAAATAAATCCTACCGTCTTCCTTTCTTAATTCACAAGAAAGCAAACAGTTTAATACGCCGTGTCAAGACGCGCGTTGAAAAAGAATGGTCGGCAAGAGACGCACAAGGTGAAATCAATTATTATCCAAGCGAGCAATTAAGTAAATTGATGCAAGGAGAGTGGCTTATTCTGGCTCGAAATAAATACAATCTCGATCTGTTGGAAGAAGAACTAAAGCTGGAGGGATATTACTATCAGCGCAATGGCTCAACATCGGTAGATGCAAAATCTATTCGTGCCATCAGAGCATGGGAAAAAATTAGGAAAGGCGGGGAACTGTCCTTAAAGGAAGTCAAGGATTTTTACTATTACATGCTCGTGGACAGGTCGGTGAATCGAGGGCACAAGACTATGCAGAAGGCTGACAGGGAAAAGCTCTATACCTACGACACACTGACCAAGGAACATGGATTAAATGTCGACAATAACTTTCCGTGGTTTGAGGCATTCGACAGTATGCCGCGACTCAAGTCCACTTACATCCGGGCGGTCCTTCGCCGCGGCCAGAAAATTAGTCATGATCCGCGCATTAAACTGTCAACGATTCACGGAGCCAAAGGTGGCGAGGCGGATAATGTTATGCTGTTGACGGACCTGTCCAAGAAAACGGATGAATCATACTGGCTGAACAAGGACGAGGAAAGACGGGTATTTTATGTTGGCATGACACGGGCAAAGCAAAGCTTGAATGTCATTCGATCAAGATCAAACAGAGAATTCACGGAGGTTTTTTAATGAATAAGTTGGTAAGAATAAAATTAACCGAGGAAGAAAAAGCGTTATTAAAAAAATTAAGGGATTCCATAAACCCCGATACCATTGCGGAATGGGGAAGAAATCAAATGCAATCACATGTCAAGGATGACTACGATCCTCATCCCGAGGCTACAGGATATACAGATAAAAAATGAAGAGTAAAGAGTATTTAGAAAAGACAATTAAAATTATTAGTGGTGATCGCCATATGGATTATGGTGATAAAACATCTAACCATCAAAATATTGCTGGTCTGTGGAGTACTTTTTTAGGACATAAAATCACGGCACAGCAGGCGGCCATTTGTATGCTGCTTGTAAAAGTAGCACGATTAAAGCATAAACGAACGGAAGACTGTTATATTGATATGGCGGGATACGCCGCCATTGCGGGAGAAATACAGGACGCAGTTGGATGGAAAGATGATGAGGATGAAGGAACAAGAAAAGGAAGAAAAACAGCGGAGCACATTGAATCATTGAAGGAAAAAGATGTTCAAGCATAATCCAGTCTACACAGAAAAATATACCTGGCCGGAAGAACGATTGCTTTCGCCTTCACGCATTCTTGATCGAACGAGTGATAAGTCCTTTTTGGAAAAATGGAGAAGGAAAATTGGAGACGAAGAAGCGGACCGCATTGTCCAGCATTCCATTGCTGTCGGAAAAAGTATGCACACCTATCTTGAAAGAAAAATAAAAAATAAAAAAGGAGCTTTATTACTTGCTAATGATCCAAATATAGCCATGGCTACAAAATTTGCCAAGCTTATCATTAAACAAGGACTGAAAGACAAACTGCAGGAAGTGTGGGGAGTGGAAGCGCATTTACATTTTGGCAACTACTACAGGGGTATTGCAGACTTGATTGGCATCTACGAGGGCGAGCCGTGCATTGTCGATTTCAAGCAAAAAAGAAAACCACAACTGGAAAGCTATGACTCCATTAAAAATTATTTTACACAGATGGCCGCCTACGGTATGGCGCATAACCGCATGTGCAAAACAAAAATTCGAAAGGGCGTTGTGTTGATCGCGACGCATGATTACAAGTTTCAAACATTTACAATAAAAGGGGATGCCTGGCGGAAGCATTGCCGAGACTTTCTTAGCCGCCTTAGAACTTGCATGAAGGAGGATTAATGACACAGATACCATTATTTCAACCACCAAGCGAATGGGTGCCACCAGAAAAAATACCTAATTTAAGTGATGCAAAAGAAATTGCCATTGATTTAGAAACATGTGATCCAGAAATTAAAACACATGGGCCAGGATGGGCAAGAGGTAATGGCCATATTGCGGGTATTGCGATTGCCGTAGAGGGTTGGAAAGGTTATTTTCCTTTACGACATGAGAATGGTGGTGGAAATTGGGATGAAAATATATTAAAAAGACAATTGAAAAAAATTTTAGAATTACCATGCGATAAAATTTTTCACAATGCCGCTTATGATGTAGGTTGGTTACGTTGGTGGGGACTGGAAGTGAAAGGTCGTATTATTGACACATTGATTGCGGCACCTTTGATTGATGAAAATAGATATCAATATACATTAAATGCCTTAGGACAAGATTACTTAGAAGATAAAAAATCAGAAGCGTTATTACGTGAAGCGGCGCAAGCATGGCAAGTAGACCCTAAAGCAGAAATGTATAAATTACCAGCTATGTATGTCGGTCCCTACGCCGAGCAGGACGCTGACTTGACTCTGCGCCTGTGGCAAATTTTTAAAACAGAATTAATCAAGCAAGAATTAACAAGTATCTTTGATTTAGAGACACGTTTATTTCCCTGTTTATTAGATATGACCTGGCATGGTGTTCGCGTTGATTTAGAAAAAGCAGAGAAAATAAAAAATAATTTAATAAAGCAAGAGGAAGCAACATTACTACAAATAAAAAAAGAGACAGGGATAGACGTTGAAGTATGGTCTGCTGTTAGTGTAGCGAAAGCATTTGATAAATTTAAAATTCCTTACGAAAAAACAGAAAAAAATAAACAGCCAAAGTTTGATAAAAACTTTTTAGTTACACATAAACATCCTCTTGCGAAGATGATTGTTCATGCAAGAGAAACAAATAAAGCTAGGGCCACATTTATTGACACAATATTTAGACATAATTTCAACAGTCGCATTCACGCTAACATAAACCAAATGAGAAGTGAAAGTGGTTTAGCAGGAACTGCAACAGGTAGGTTCTCATATAATAATCCAAATCTCCAGCAAGTCCCAGCACGGAACAAGGAACTCGGACCATTGATCAGATCCATTTTTCTGCCGGACGAAGGATGCACATGGGGAAGTTTTGACTACTCCCAGCAGGAGCCACGCGTTCTTGTGCATTACGCCGCATTGACGGGCGGCGGACTGAGAGGAGCGGATGAAGTGATTGAATCCTACAAGACAGAAGATCCCGACTTCCACCAGGCTGTGGCAGACATGGCGGGTATTGACCGGCGCACAGCCAAGACCATTAATCTTGGAATGATGTACGGTATGGGAAAAGGAAAACTAGCAAGTCAGCTTGGACTCGATGAAAAAGAGACGGCCGACCTGTTTGCAAAATATCACGATAATGTTCCGTTCGTCAAACAGTTGATGGAACAAGCGACACGGCGCGCAGAACATGTTGGATACTTAAGAACACTTCTTGGTCGTAAATGTCGATTTGATAAATGGGAACCACGTGCGTTTGGTATTCACAAAGCACTTCATCGATGGGAAGCTGAAAAAGAATATGGACAATACTTAAAACGCGCATACACGTACAAGGCATTAAATCGATTGATACAGGGTTCCTCTGCCGATATGACAAAGAAAGCAATGGTGGACTTATATGAGGAGGGAATTATATCACACATACAGGTTCACGATGAACTGAACTGTTCAATAGAGGATGAGAAACAAG